ATTAATGTAGTTTAAAGTGGCCTTTAATTTAATGTCTAATGTAATATATTTCGTAGGGACGGTCGTGGATATAAAGCAAAATTGTCCATTTGTTAATGTGTCTATTACCTGTTCTTTGGCCGCGATTATATCACCGGGAAGATCACCGCCAATTTGTTTACTCGATTTCGTTTGACTAGTGTTTCCTGAATTCTCAACATCTTCATTCGCAGTGTTTCCGCCACCCAGCATATTTGGGACACTAGATTGTAAATTGTCGTAAATTTTAAAACAGTTTGTTAATAATGTTTCCATTCGTCCAATAATAGAGTCAACTTTTCCAGGTATGATATCACCATTTCCTTTTGAATCGCCTCTCCATTCTTCTTCTCGTGTTTGTCTGAACGACTCTATTTTTTCTTTGTTTTTACCTCCTAACAGTTTGTTCTGATGAGCGATTATAATTTTTTTGAATATTTTTTGGAAATTTTCTATCGTGAATATACGATTAATATACGTAGAATCGGTCTGTGACCGGTCTATATTATATTCAACTAGCAAATTTACAATTTCATACATTGAATCAAATTCATCTCGAATCTCAGCTGCATCAGGCATTGCGCGCATATTAAATGCCTGCATGACTTTTAACCAGTTTGTATGTCCGGCTCCCCGATTTCCTCCTCCCAATTCTCTAACTAAATTAGTAAATGGAGCGCCTATAGCTGCGGTTATTTTGGTATATAAAGTGACCCGTAATTTTGCGATAGAATATGCGGTTAAAAAATCTTGGACTGCTGTTGTTTGTATAAGTGTATTCGCAAGTTTGATCAAATCGACTACACTGTTTAGTGCTTTGGCTGCGTCTATTTTCACCGTTTCTTTTACGGCATAGGCTGTGGGAGTAAAACGTGTATATAATAACTTTAATTGATCTTCTGTAGAAAGGTTAATATCAATTATAGCAGTTCCGGCGGGTACACTTTCGTTAACTTTCAAAACTAGTCCTTGGACAAGATTAACAAATTGCTTTGTTTGATCCCATTGTATATACAATGCGGCATGTCTAAGGCTTTTATTACTAGATCCAACCCCGTTAAAACTTTTAGAAAATACACTATTAACTGCAGAATACACATTTTTACCAGCAGCTAATAATCGAGCGACAAGAGGGCGTTCGGAAATAGCATATATTATTTCTATTAGGCGTGTGTCCTGAATAATATCGTCGTCGGTCGATAGTGCTAATTTTATTGCCTCCATGATTTCACCAAGTACAATGTGCGACGAATCACCTGAGAACTTTAATATACTCCATGCATAACCAGCATATGTTTTGCTCGCGGTTAAATTGAACAATTTATTTATCTCATTCATACATGCAATTTTAATCGCATCACCGGTGGCCTTTGAACGACCCGGAAATATTAATTTTAAAAATTGACTCATACAAGTAGCAGCCATTGATTGTGATGTTACATATTCAACACCTCCAGCCAAAGTGACGTTTTCAACTGTTCCTAAGTTTACAGCGGGACTTACGCGTGGGTTTTCGGGGATCGGTGCAGCGAATAAATAAATTCTAGTGCACATTTCTTCGATATATGGTAAAACCGGGGCATAATTACCCTTTAATATATTTGTTTTTCCCGACCCACGATAGTAAATATAAGGATTTGATATATAGTCATCACCTGTAGTTGCGAAACCATCAAACCGGATCTGGGTCAATTTTTGCAACACCAACAAATATCCCGTTCTATACTCAGTGTTATTACTAAAAAATTCGTCGTCGCTCACACATTTATAGCAATATATCATCAAATGACACCATAAAAAATTGATGTTTACTGTATTAATTACTAAAATATCTGTTGGAGTTAGTGATGCATCGGTGGTGATAGCAGCGAGCGCTCTGGCGCGTAAGTCCCCCAATTCATTGGGTAAATATATGGAAGTGATATAACGAAACCACAAGAGGTCGTAATTAAAATAAGCTGTGTATTGTAAACGATCTGCTCCTGTACCATCTCCTATAGTCGCTACTATACGACGTAATTGCTGACCAATACCACCCGGGGCATTAGTAGCATTAGTAGCATTAATAAGTTTTATAGGATTTCTTAATATACGTCCCCCCCAAACGGCAGAATTTCGCCCATTATGATATTCAATAAATGATTTCAATGACGCTCCCGCTTGATCAAATATATTATTTAAACCGGGAATCCACGTTCCGTCAAAACAGTCTCGAATAAAACATTGGTTATTATTATTTGGTATATCATATGGTGCCGTCGCAGGCTCAAAGTCGAGCACTTCGAAATCTTGAGGGGCTGCCTGCCCGGTCGGAGAAGGATCTATAAATTCAACACACCTACCAACTTCGGATATAATACCTGTAATACCTGTAATAAATCGATACGGATCAGATAAAACTTTCGTGTTCTCGAGCATATTATCTTCCAACCCAGATGATTTTAAACAAAGGGGCGATAACCCGTCGTGTGTATTATCCGCTAATACTGTAGAGAGTCTAACATCGGATTGGGCGTATGCGGGTGCACGCATCGCCGCGACGGAAACCAGCTGTGCATTGTATCCCTTAGAAATTCTACCATATTCCTGGGTGGATATCGCTATATTATTACATACGTTATCATTAATCGGAATATTAATCGGAATAACCGCCGCAGCCATATTTAATATTTATTATAAAATGTGTGAATATTTAAATATGGACGAAAACGCAGTTGAAACGAAGAGCGTTGTTTTCAATAATATCATCCTGTGACAAACTCCTTCGGCTATAGCCTATGTTTCAATTAAAAACCAAACAAAACAATTAAACAATAAAATACATAAACGTTATTCATCAAAATCTCCATATTGTATTGAAAGATGTCCAAGAACGTTCAGCATAAACAAATGACGTCATTGGATGAAAAACACAGTGAATTATTGACCCAATTTCACGAAAACGAAACCATGAACATTCCTAAACTAATAGAAGAAATCGAAGAATTAAAATTACAATACCAAACCTTACCCAAATCACAGATAGAAACCCGTTTAGATATCAAAGACCAGGTCCATTCCAAGAAAGCAGAAATTAAGCGATTGAAGCATCAGCGAAATCGATACCTCCTAGACAATTCTCAATACATTTTCGACTATTTCGAGCAAAAGAAGCAGATTTCATCGGGCGAACCTGCGCAAAACGTCACCGTTCTCAATTCCTTCTTCAAGGTCAAATCAAAAAATCCCGAGCGCCAAGATGTAGACAAATACAGTCAATCCAAGAAAATGTATCAAGAATACTGGCGAAACGTAAATCGCGAGTTTACAAACCCCCACGATTACATCATGTCCTGCGATTTATGCATGGCCTGTAGTAAGGGAGAAATGGTCCCCCAAGATGAAGAGGGGATTATGATATGCAACAATATGATGTGTGGGCAATTCATCACTTATATTGTAGATAGTTCCAAGCCAAATAACAAAGATCCGCCAAATGAGGTATCATATACTGCATATATACGTCTCAATCATTTCAAAGAGATTTTATCGCAATTCCAAGCAAAAGAAACCACTCAGATACCGGAGGAAGTAATCGAAGCGATTCGTTCGCGCATCAAGAAGGAGCGCATTACGGATATGAAATTGATCAATTACGACAAGATGCGCGAGATTCTACGCAAATTAGGTCTGAACAAATATTTCGAACACATTCAATATATCAATTCCATTTTTGGTGTAAAACCGCCCATCATGAACGAAGAATTACATGAGACGTTGTGCGTGTTGTTTATCGAAATACAGAAACCGTGGGCAGTCCACTGCCCGGCAAATCGAACCAATTTTTTCAATTACACATATACTTTGTATCAACTATGCACATTATTGGAGCAAACACAGTATTTACCATATATTCCCATGATGAAAGACCGTGAAAAACAGTTAGAACAAGACATGATATGGAAGAAAGTGTGCGGCGAATTAGATTGGGAATTTTTCCCGACGGTTTAGTTGGTTTCCCGAGTGGAATCCACAGTAGAAGGAATTATTATATATAGATATCATAATAACGGTTTTATTATGATATCTATTCGAAAACTCATGGTTATAATATTATGTTTACTGATCATTGGTAGTATCATTTATTTTGAGTTATCGCTGAATAAATCAAATGAAAAATTCACAGAAAAAACTCCAAAGGTCTTATTCACATGCACCACATATATATCGAAACCGAATAAATTAGATTCATTGAAACAAACGTTGGATAGTTTTTTAAAGTATACACCGTCCGATGAGATTGATCGAATGATTGTAATTAACGAATATGGTGAAAATACAAACGATTTAATTTCCGATTTGGAGGAAAAATATCCACAAATCGAATTTATCAATAAAGAGGAAAATGATATGGGTCAAGCGCACTCCATTAATATGGTAATAGACATATTACGTGAAGGAAATTACGATTATTGGCTGCATTGGGAAGACAGTTGGATCGTAAAAGAGCCATTTCTAACGAAATCACTAGATATTATGTTAGACAATCGTGTTGATCAATTACAATTAATACCAAGATGGAAAGACGTCCCAGATGAACGTAAAAAAATGTGGACAACAAGATCGGGGGAAAAATATGTAGAGATTTTGAAAATAAACGATTCGGTTGACTACCATCTCAAACCATTTGGGACCTGTTCAGATTTTAAATCAGATTGGTGGGGAGAAAATCTAGCAAACTGGCCGTTATTTTCATTAAGTCCCGGTATTGATAAAGTTGATAAAATATTAAAAGTTGGATATTTTGATAATTCGCCAGACAAGTGGCCAATTACATTTGAATTTGAATGGTCGGTAAAATGGATGTGTAATGGCGCAAGAAAGGCAATATTGGAAGACGCTATTTGTGAACGTGTTGATGGTCATAAATCAACTTATTAACAATCGCTGCATATTATTTGGTTTAAAATAATATGTATGTATATATATAATTATGAACTTAGACAAAAATATAGGTGAACCGAATCAAGCCGGGGCGGTATTGATTAATCCTACCCCCGATTTGAAGAAAACGGTTCCCATGGGGAGTCAGGAAAAATGGCGTCAAAAACAATTATCTATTTTTTATAAACAGGGTCGCCCGATATTTGGTAGCTGTAACGAACAAAACCAAATATGTCGCCCATATCCCGGAACATATTGGACCGTTTATCATCCGCGCCCGATTATACGAACATATCCAAATAAAATGCGATCGAGTATCGTAATAGATTGAACTACAATTTCAATTAATCAAACGATCGCATAAATGCATCGCTGTTCGGTTTTCGGCCGAGCAAATTCTCCATCATATTAAAGCCCGTTTCAGTTCCGCCCTTTTCCAAAATACAGCGTCTATAATGTAGACCGATTTCATGGTTGAAAATATCACCAGACTGTTTAAACAATTGGAATACTTCCGCCGCGTATACCTCGCTCCACAAATATCCGTAATACCCGCTCTCATATCCTCCCATCAAATGGCCGAAATTCGCCGCCATGCAACTTTCGCCGTGAACCAACGGGCTCAATTTATCTTGGAATTCGGCAAAAGCCGTTTCTACATCCACCTTGTCCGAATTGGAATGTAATTTCATATCATACATCGCAAAAATCAGCTGTCTAATATAATGCAACCCATTGAACAGGTGTTTATTTTTCTTAATATTATCCATTATTTCGACAGGAATTGTGGCGCCTGTTTTATAGTGGCTACTAATTCTGGTTAAGAACTCCTCTTCGTAACACCAATTCTCGAGCGCCTGACTAGGACATTCGACAAAATCGTGTTCTACCGCAGTTCCACTGAACATGCTGAATCGGTTTTTGCTCAAAAGTTGGTGGAAAATGTGACCGAGTTCGTGGAAAAATGTTTCCACTTCGTTAAACGTCAATAGACTCGGCTTCTCTTTAGTCGGTCTTGTAAAATTACATACCATCGCAGAAACGGGTGTGCTTCTCATAGGGTTGACTTTGGTTGTTAATGTATCGACCGCGATTTCACTCGGACTAATAAAAACAGTTTTCACGGTCTCGACTTCTCCATGTTCGCATGTAGATGTTGGAATGTATGCGCGCTTTAGTGTAAATGCGGCAGCGTGACCATATTTACCGTCACGTGGATACAAATCCATAAAAAAGTGTCCAATGAGTTCGTCGGATGTAGCATCGCTGACCGCATAACATTTCGCGGACTCGTGCCACTTTTTATCCGAATTCACGTCGCACTCAACAATGCGAAGATGAAAAATGTCCTCGAATGTTCCCAACAATTTGGGGAGTAGGGTTTCAAGTGGGAAATATTCTTGGACCAGTTTTTGATCGTATTTGAGAACATCCTTTTTATAAAGATTTGTATAATACGATAAATTCCAGGATTCCATTTGGTCCTTGTTGAAATGTTTCGAAATAACGGATGCATCAGATACGGCAACCGCCTTCATTTTATCAACTAATTCAATAAGAAATTTATTGACCTGTTCCGGCGAAGTAGCCATTCTGCGATTAGACAGAACGTATCTAGAATAACTGTCGTATCCAAGCAGCAATGCCTTCTCCTTTCTTAGATCAAGCGCCCTTTGCAAAAGATGATGGTTTTCAAATGGTTCTTTTCCGCGAAGAGAGAACGTTTTGCTGAGTTGTTTGCGGGTCTCTTCGACATCGCAATACGGCATGATCATGTTGATGTGGTCGTATTTAGTCGTTACTTTGTATTTACCGTCGTCAGATCGATCCAACGATTCGATAAAATCGTCGTCGACGCCGCGTAGTTCGTCCTTGGAAAAAAACAGGTGATCATCTAATTCGTTCAAATTGGTCCCATATGTGATGTTTAATTCGGTCAAGGTTTGATTGATCGGCTCGAGCTGTTTTCGTGTCGACGCATCCAAATGAATGCCCTTATGTTTATATGCGTTCAATGTGCGAGTAAGACAGAGCGATTCTTCGCCGACAAGCTGGTCTTCAAATGAATCATAAAATGATTGTATGGTCTTGTATACATCTACATCCATCGACCATTTGTTACCAAATTCGGCCACTTTTTTAGATGATTCGACTGACGCTTCTCGGACAGCATGATCGGGATGGACGTATTGCATAAAATCAAAACACTCCAATTCTAGATCCCATGCTTCAGTTGAGTCAAAATGGCGGAAATATTCCGATTTGGAGAGAAACTGTTTTCCGATGAGATCGTTATACCATTTGTCGTAAATGGATAAAATATGTGCTGTTCTATCTGTAATAACAGATGCGGACGCGGGGAACTCAAGACCAGTAGGAAGCGACATGAATAAAGAATTACTAATCAAACGTTTATATTGTATTTTATAATCTAAACTCCGTCGACTAGCGTCTTCAGAGTTCTTGGTATAATATGGGGTCCATTTTACGAACCTATATTATATTATGGTGGGTTAAAGTCCGGCCGGGAAGCCCACAAGGTTCGCGCCTATACCGAAACCAGCACCACCACGTGCAGAGGACGCCATTGTTGGGACAAATACGTCCAAAACGCTAAAGGTAGCAGCAGCAGTCAATGCGATCACAATGACCTCCTCAACCTTGAGGGATTGCTTGGGGATGGCGTAGGCCGCAATGGCCACCATGAGGCCTTCAATCAAGTATTTGATGGCGCGCTTAACGAGTTCGCTAAAGTCAAACATTCCGGACATGTGTCTATTATATTATAACTCTCGAAAATAAAAATAAACGGGATAACCTTAATGATATAGTTTTAATGCTAAAAAATACTTAAACGTTAACGTCTTGTATTTGTATAGTTTCGCTAAATGTCTGGCCTTGAACGTAAAACACGCGATGATGGAACGCCCAATCCGAGATATGTTGATGTATTAGACGAGGATGCTGGAATTGCAGGACAGAGATTTACCTGCATGTCGTTTTTATCACCCGATAAAATATTGGAAAAGCGCGAGCTTTACCTGTTTGCCGAATTCGTTCAGCAATGGGATTTTAACAAATCGATGTCCAAATTTGGCGATTTTATGAACTTTATTTCCTATAAATATAATTTGAATCTTGAGAAGCTAATGTCGGATTACAATGAGTTTTGCAAGGAGGAACAGGAACGTCTAAAGGAGGGGTCTGTATCTGATGACTACAAGACGTTTCTGGACAAGAATGAGGATAAATTGACCGAGAAGTTCCAGCGTGAACATGCGTTCCAGACATCGGTTCGCGGGTTGAAAAACCGCGGTAACTTCCCATCCCAGGAGGAGGCCGAGCAGCATTGCAAGAAGCTGCGCGAAAAGGACCCCAACCACGATATTTTTGTAGCACCCGTCGGCGTATGGCTACCGTGGGATCCCAATGCATACAAGACTGGTCGCGTCGAGTTCATGGAGGAGGAGTTGAACAAGCTTCACCAGGAGAAGATTAAGAACGAGATCAAGGCAAAGGAGAACTTCGACAAGCGCGTGAAGGAGACGAAGGAGAAGGCAATTGCCGATAATATCAAGAAGGCCGAACAGTCCGGTAATGTGTTGACCCAGACATTGAATGCGAATGGAGACTTGGTGGGTGTTAGAGACACGATCAATTTCGCAGATCGCGAGGTTTCGAATGAGACCGATCGCCTCGCACACGAGGCCGAGTTGATTAAGAATGCCGATACAAAGACCTCTGCTGCGAATATTGAATCCGAATTTGTAGATACACTTACAACCGCGGCATAATTATTAAAATGATAGCTGAATGAATATTACTATATCAGATAAATGAATCATTCGACGTCCTACAATAACCTCGTGTTAACAGCTCCGTCGTTTTATGCACACGTTGTTAATAGTATATTTTTACTGATTGCGATTGCGTATGCATTTATGCATTCATCGAAATTAAGGGCACTTGATTCGCATCATACTCTTTTCTTGATTTTATTGTTTGGTATCGCAATCGGTGTTCATGGATTATCTCATTTAGGACTTGAGACTAGTTACGGATTTAACCCATTGCGCTTATTATTTTGAGCGAACCGGAGACGCTAGGCGAAGGTAAGCGATTGAACTTCGCGGACGCTAGTCGAATAAGTTTACCATTTACCATTTAGTATTTGTTTTCTTAACACTAATTTGTTGCCCTGCACGTTTTTTACCCTTGCTTGGATCATATGCTTCGCCCTCGTTGTCTGAGTCCATCCCCTTTGAAATCTCCCAGAACTCTTTTGAGCCAAGCCGGAAATCCGGGCGAGTTTCGGCTTTATACCAAAATATTTGGTCGTATAATTTATTCGATTTTGCGTTATTATTAATGACCAAACATTCATAATTTTCGGTCGTTTGATCCATAACGGAAGAAAACGACTCTAATGTGGGAAACATGGATGCATAGTTTTCCCAAATACGTTTGCGATTAGTCATATACGGTTCACGTAAAATGAACACATAATCGATATTTGTTCGTAAATTGGGCGGAATGCCTAAAGGATATTGCATCGTGATAATGAGCATGACTTTCCAGTGACGCCCGTTCATAAATAACATTCTCATCATTTTGTCGCGCGTCCATGTTTGGTCGTATAAGCAATCATCTAAAATCACAAATGCGCGCGGATCAATCGAGGATTTCTTCTGCGTTTCAATATCTTTGTTCACTTGTTTTAATACGGCCTTTTGTCGACGTAACACGTTTTCGATAAGAACCGTGTTATATTCTTCGTGGATGAAGAGCTTAGGCACATGCTGTGCATAAAATCCGTTACCGGCTTCCGTACCGGATATAACTGTTCCGATTGGTATGTCTTGATGGTGATATAACAGATCTCGCACAAGAAATGATTTACCCGTATCACGACGACCAATCATCACAATTACCGGACCTTTATTCTCATTTGGCTTAAATGTGATCCACCGCATATCAAATTTTTTTAGTTCCAACGTCATATTAAGTAGTATACTAAACATTTGAGATTTAAAATACGAAATATAAACTCTGGCGTCTTTTAACTCCTTCGCCTTACTCTATGGATCGCTTCACGTTTATATTTATCAATTATTCTATTTATACACCCTATACGTCAGCATTCTGTAAATATGCATAAACCGTCAATCGCCTATTGTAAACCCGCCATAATAAATTTAGAGGTTTTATGCGAACAGTATAGGCAAAATCCGGACTTCGTAGAATCCGAACAAACGCCGAACGATTATAACCCATATCGCATGCGAGATCTGCAATTATATAATCCCATATATCGCAAATTTTTTGAGATGAACTCTTCGAATTATAATACAATCGCATTGAATCACCCATACCATGTCCAAGATTTAAAACATGTTGCGACGCATAATAAAGGCCAAATATTAGAACGAGACGTGTTTGTTAAATTTTCACCCCTACTCGATCCATATCGATACATGGTTGGTAAATATAACATAGATGATAGCAAGATCCGGGCAATGCCTCAATTCGACTCAACCGAGGAATCCGTATCTAGCAAGATTTTATGTCGCCATAACGCG